GACAGACATAGCTTAGGAGGAGACAAGCGGACGGTGCAAGCCGTCGCATGTGCGGTTCGAGTCCGCAGCTGTCCTCAATTTTTAAATAGACCCCCCGGTAAATTCTCAGCGATTTTTCCTAAGTGAAGAACGGGGATGTAGCCATGACTCTGGAGAAATTTTAAAATCTCGCGTGAAAAGGGCAGGGGGGTCAAATTTCAGGACTTACTATAAGAAGGAAAGTTTTCAGATAACTTCAAAAAAGGCTTAAAAAGAGCGAAAAAAGAAGTGAAAAATTGATAAAAAAGGCATGATTTGAGTGAAAAAGGTGGTGAAAAGATTGACTCAGAGGAAGAAAATACTGACACAGACGGAGATAAAAGAATCGTTAGTAAAGCAGTTGAAGTTGCGTGGAATGAACGCAGAATTCTATAAGGATTTAGTTGATGATTATGTATATTATTGGTCATTGAAAAAGAAACTGATTGCAGATATTAGAAAAAAAGGAATCCGGTATGAAACCATCAATGGGAATGGTGTCAGCGTAGAAAAAGCGAATGAATCTGTGGTCAATCTGCAGAAGACTACAGCAACCATGTTAAAGATTCTTGCGGACCTGAAGCTGAAAGAACCAATTCCGGAACCGGAGCAACCGACTGATGGTTACTTGTAAGGAAATTGACGACTATCTCAAATATGCCGAAGAGCATCCGAAATGGATAAATAAAAAGAGAAAATTACTGATAGAAAACATCGTGAAGCCGACATTGAAGCGAAACGATGTTTTTTTTGATGAAAAAACATATAGGAACTGTCTACAGTACTGCAAAACAAATTACTACGAATTATTTCCATTCCAAAAGTTCATTTATGCCTTTGCATTTATGTATGTGGATGACATTCCAGTATTTTCAAAGTTCTTCATCAAGGAAGGACGTGGAAATGGTAAAGATGGATTCATCGTGCCGCTGGTAAATTTCTTTCAGACTCCGCTCTACGGAGTGAAAAATTACCATGTTGAAATTGTGGCGAACTCAGAGAGCCAGGTTAAGGACACATTCAAGGTAGCTTATGACATGCTACATGATAATCCAAAATTCAAGGGAAAGTTTTCGGTCACAAAGGAACTTATCACGAACCTGGCAACAGGATCGGAGATGAAATACAACACTTCGAACGCAAAGACCAAGGATGGTAAGCGAACAGGATGTCTTGTCCTGAACGAAATCCATGCCTACGAGAACTATGACCAGATCAATGTATTTGAATCCTCTTTTGGTAAGGTCAAGCATTCGAGAGAGTTCATCATTACAACAGATGGCTATGTCAGAGACGGTCCGCTGGATGAAATTTCGGCAATGTGTGCAGAAATCTTGGAGACGGGAGAGAATCTGCTAGGGTACTTCCCTTTTGTTTGCGAGATTGATGACATGAAGGAAGTTGATGATCCGGAGGCATGGCATAAGGCGAATCCGTCGATGGAATATATGCCGATTCTTGCGAATCAGATTATGCATGATTATCTGGAAATGAAGAAGATTCCGTCAAAGCGTGCCGAATTTATTACAAAACGAATGGACAGATCGGCACGAAAGGAAGAGGAGACGGTCACAACATGGCAAAATGTCCTGAGAGCATGTTATGAAGGCGAGACAATGGAAGAACTGGAACGAAAGATTCCGCGGATAACATTGGACACGCGAGGACAGGCAGCAGTTATTGGAATTGATTATGCAGACGTAAGGGACTTCGCATCAGCCGGAATATTGACCAAGACGGATGAGGGAGAGTACATCTGGCGGCAGCATACATGGATCTGTGCGGATTCTCCATTTATTGATTCCATCAAGTTCCCGCTGAGAAATGCAGGACAGACCGAGTTTGAAGACTTTGAGATTGTTCCAGGTCCGGTGATTGATGTGAATCTGATTGCTGACTGGTGTATGGAACAGATGAACTATTACAATGTTAAGAAAATTGCAATGGATACTTATAGATACAAACTTTTTGAAATGGCTTTTAGTGAGCGTGAAATATCAATTGAAGATAAGAAGAATCCATATGGAATTGTGCGCTTAATCCGAAAGATAACGTCAGCAACTGGAATAATTGCTCCGTTTATTCAAGCTGCATTTAGTTTGGGGCAGATTAACTACGGACCGTCGGCGATCATGCGTTGGTATACCAATAATACAAGCGTGAGTGAGGATAAGTTCGGAAACAAGATGTTCGGAAAAATTGAGCCGAAGTTAAGAAAGAATGATGGATTTATGGCTTTTGATGTTGCAATGTTCTGCAAGGATGAGCTGGAAGTCCAGATGGTCTATATTTGACAGGAGAAAGATATGTTTAATTTTCTATTTCAAGACAGAAATAAAGAAATACAATCATTAGCGGAAGTGATTTCGTTAGATATGGCAAAGGTGAATCTATCGAAATTGGCTATTGAAAAGGCTATGTTAATGATAGCAAAAGCAATCGCAAAATCTGACATATTAATTCAGACGGACAACAAAGAAAAAAGAAAAGAGGAATACAGGCTAAACATCCAACCAAATGACCACGAGTGTGGAACGGTGTTCTGGACAGAGGTGGTAAAGGAATTGCTTACAACGACAGAAGTTGTGATTATTCCATTAGGTGGGAAATATTACAGAGCGTCATCATGGCAGACAACAGATAGTGTGTTAACGGAACGCACATATAGGGATATAACGCTTACATGTGCGGGATACGACTATTCGATATATAAAAGTTTCAGATCATCTGAAGTAATACATCTGAGATACGATAATGCACGAATTAGACTGTATTTGCAGAATGTAGTCGGACAGTATGACAAGACACTTGAAGCAGTAAATACGATGATGCGCTTGTCAAGCCAGCCGCGATTCAAATTAAAAACAGGCGACAATCAAGTATTTGCGGAAGAATTGGATGATGGAACAAAAAGAAGAACAACTAGAAGTAAGTATCTGGAGAAAATAAAAAGGTTGTTGGAATCGGATGAGCTGCTAGTATTTCCGGAATCGACAGGAGTAACGCTAGAAAGTATGCAAATTACAACAAATGTAAAGGCAGAGGAACTGGCGAAGATGGCTCTACAGATCAACAATGAGGTGGCTAATGCATTTGATATTCCGGAGGCGGTGTTCAACGGAAACATCACGGAAAAATCAGATGCAACCAATGAGTTTATAACGTATGCAGTAAGCCCTATAGCGGAAGTGATTAATGATACATTGACAGCTTACAAAATCGGAATAAATGATTATTGCAAGGAAAAAGAAAAAGTCATGGTATGGCTGGCACGTTTCAAGCACGTGGATGTGGTAGACAGTGCTGTAAATCTGGATAAGCTCCGTGGAATCGGATGAAATCCGGGAAATGGTAGGTTATCCGTTACTTAATACAGAATTCAGTCAGGCAAGAGCATTGACGAAAAACTATGGAGAGGAGGACAACAGTAATGCGGCACAGGAAACCTGATTAGACGGAGGTGATCCAAGTATCTCGGAGCTGTCCGTTAAACAGTAATAACAGGGAAAGGAAGAGAACATGGAACAGAAAAAAGTTGTGTATAGATTTCAGCAGACGGATAACGTGCATGAGATTTTCATTTTTGATGAGATTAGAAAAATCGGTCCGTTCAACTGGGATACATGGCAGTATGATGACTCTGAGACATCAGCTAAGCACTTCAAGGAACTTCTGGATGCAATTCCGGAAACAGACGAGATCAAGATCTATTTCAACAGCAATGGTGGAAGCGTAGACCAGGGAACAGCTATCTACAACATGCTTCAGCAGCATGGATCCTATAAGACGGGAATTGTAATGGGCGGATGTCATTCGATTGCCTTTACGATTCTGCAGGCGTGTGATAAGCGTATCATGGGACAGGGAACAACGGCCATTATCCATGATATGTGGGAGACAGTCACAGGAAATGCGGCGGATCTGAGAGCAGAAGCAGACAATCTGGATGTAGCAATGGACAGTTGTGTAGCTCTGTTCATGCAGAGAGCTACAGTTTCAGAAGAGGAGCTCCGGGAGATGATGCATAAGACTACAACCTTATCTCCACAGAAAGCTCTGGAGTATGGTCTGATTGATGAGATTGGCGTTGCACAGAAAGAAGATGATCCGGATGTGAAACTGCAGGAGGTGCTCAAAGAAAACAAGGCGCTTCAGATGGAATTGAGGAGCAGAAATGAGCATCAGAAGCAGTTAGCTGAATTCTATCAGCTGACTCATAAGAAAAAAGAGAAGACGGAAGAAAAGGATAGCACCGGTTGGGGTGCATTTTTTGGTTAGGAGGAAATAACAGAATGAAGATTGAAGGATTAAGCCAGGAAGTAAAAGACAAAGTAAAACAGTTGCTGGATAATGCTCCGGCAGATCAGAAAGCAGATGCTATCATGCAGTCAATCGAGATGATCGAAGAAGCAGCACACGCAGATCTGATCAATCAGGTTGTAGCAGAAGCAGAAAGAGCAGGTCATGATGCAGATTACAAGAAACAGCTCGGACTCCGCAACCTGTCCCAGGAAGAGAAGAAATTCTATGAGGGATTCAAGGACGTTAAGCAGTCAATTACTGCAAATCAGATTGATATCATCCCAACGGAGATTATTGACCGCACACTGGATGATGTGAAGAAAGCATCCAATATCCTGAAGCTGGTGAACATGGCTCCTGCAAATGTGAAAAAGTGGATCGTAGCATCTCATTCAGGAACAGCAGAGTGGGGAGAACTCACAGCAGCAATTGCAGGAGAGTTATCAATGGAGTTTTCTGCATTGAACATTGAACTGTGCAAACTCACTGCATATCTTGTGATTCCAAAAGCAATCCGCGAGCTGTCAATGGAGTTTGTTGATCGCTACTTTAGAGCGATTCTTGCAGAAGCAATGCAGGATGGTCTCGTTAAGGGATATATTGATGGAGATGGGAAAAACGCTCCGATTGGCATTTTCCGTAAACTTGAAGAATCCGAAGTTGATGGAACAAAGAAAGCAAAGGAAGTAAAGAAAAATATTACAAAGTTCAGCCCGAAGGGTCTTGCAGAAGTAAGAAAGATTCTTACCAATGATGGAAAACGTGTGGTAGATAAGCTGTATCTGGTGTGCAATCCATCCGATGAAGCAGAGTACGTTGATCCTTGCATGTTCGGAGAGGCTCTGACAGGTGGATATATCAACAAATCCTTTATTGATATTGAGAAGATTGTAGATGCTAATGTACCGAAAGGAAAGGCAGCATTTACCATTGCTGGATATTACACAATGGGAACAACCGGCGTTCGCGTCAAAGAGTATGATCAGACAAAGGCCATGGATGATGCAGATCTGATTATTGCAGTATGCAACGCCAACGGTCGTGCGGTAGATGATAACGTGGCAGTTGTCTTCGATGTGACAAAACTGGAAGAGTATGTGCTTCCTGTAACACAGGTAACAGTTCCGCAGACGAAGGAGTAAGCTATGAAGACCGGGAAGATGACAGGGGAAGAATTGGAAAAGCTCGTAAATGAGATGCGGGAAGAATTTCAGATCCCGCCATATTACCGGGACAGTCAGTTGAAGAATCTTGCAAAAGAAGGTGAGCAGACAGTCGGGAGCCTGAATCCCGGCTGTAGCGTCACGGAGGATTTAACTTACAGGATGCTTTTGAAGAATTACATGTATTATGCTTTTCATCATCGTGTAAGTGAATTCATGGATAATTATGCAAGCGTTATTTTGACCTGGCAGATGGAAACGGAGGTTGAAGACAATGACATTACCTGAGTATACAGACGGTGTATTGGAGTTGTATCGGATTGAAGAAGATACTTCAAAGGACTATCCAGAAGAAAGGCTCCGCGCAACTAACGAGAGAATATGGTACAGGGAACTTTCCGTATACGATACAACAAGGGCAAAACTGGCAGCAGCCAGCGTTGAGGTGACGATGAAACTTGCGATTCCGCAGTACAAGAAGATCAACAGTAAGTGCGTGTGCATGATAGACGGTAAACAGCACGAGATTTACAACGTTGCACACGTAACCACGAAAGATGGATTCAAAGAATCTGAGCTGACATTGAAAACGCCAGCATACGACAGAGAGGTGATCTGATGACACAGGGAGAATTAAGCAGGATTTTACACGAGTTAGACTGCCCGGTAAACGAGGGAGTTAGCAGTCTCAAAAATACAATGAAATTTCCAAGGATTGATTATTGGGAAATCGTCTGGGAAGATATTGTGGCATCAGGAGAAGAATATGCAGAGAAGATAACCTGGCAGATCAGTTTTTATGCAAGGAAGCCACGGGACAGAAAGCTTCTGGAACTTCGGGATGCGTTGAGAAAGTTAGGATTTCATCCAATGATATCCCATGAATACAACACAGAAGATAATATCTGGCATTCTTATTTCGCAATTGAAACGGATGGTAGTGCCATATGAGCAGAACATACAATGGAGCGGAGATCGAGTTTGATGATTCTGGGATGGAAGACTTTGAGATGATGCTGAAACAGTATGCGAAGCAGGTAGATCCGGAAAGCGCATTGGATGCGATAGAAGCAGGGACAAAAGAATTTGTGAATGATCTGTTGAAATTACCGAAGCCGAGAAGTGCTGTGAGAAAGCCAGGATATACCCATCTAATTGATACATTTGCAATGGAAAGAACACAGGGAGAAATCAAAGTTGGATGGGGCAAATATTATGGACCAATGGTGGAGCATGGAACAAAGAAAATGACAGCAAGGGCACACTTGAAGCCGCTGTTTGAACAGAATAAAGAAAAATACTACAGGAAAATGACAGAGCAGATTTTCAGTTAGGAGGCAGACATGGGAATTAAAACAAAAAAACCGCCAATGAAGCAGACTGTAGGAGCACAGTATCTGTGTTTCGCCAATGCAGATGAGTCAGGCGGATATGATGGTACATATGAGGCAGATGTTGAGAAAACAGAAGTCGTAAAGAATGTTAAAGTAACAGAAAATTCAGAGACAAGCGACGTCTATGCATCAGGTAAGGTCTATGATTCAGACACACCAACGTCAAGCATTGACATTGAGGTAGAGGTAATTGCATTCCCGGATGATACAATCTCAAGAATGAGAGGGGATACCGTAGGCACAAGCGGTCTGATCTTATCAGGAGGTAACAGCGAACGTCCTGTATTCGGATATGGAAAGGTTGTCCTGTTAAAGGATGGAAAATGCAGATATGAATGGTATCCAAAATGCAAGCTGACAGAAAACTCAGATGATATTGCAACATCAGAAGAAAAGGCAAGCGAGCAGACAGATACATTGAAGATCAGGGCGTATCCATTTGACGCAGAAGGAAACATTGTATGCAAGGTAACAGAATCCACAGCACCGGCGGGACTGACAGAAGAGAAGTTCTTTGCAAAGCCGATTCTGACAGAGGCAGATCTTACGGCAGCAGTAGGAGAGTGATCATATGAAGTCCAAGTTAATTGAATTAACAGACGGATCGAAACTGGAAGTGAAAGTCAATTTTTACACGCTGTATCTGGTGAAAATGAATGGGATTGACAAGAAACTGGATGGAAGAGATGACCTGACAGAAGAAGAGAATATGGAACTGGCTGGAAAGATGATTTACGTGATCCTTCGGTCGAATGGATTAAAAGTAGATGAAGAAGAGGCGATGATGCTGACGCCAATGGATACAAAAAGCATCCAGGATATTTTCAATGAGTTTGAAAAAAGACTCAAAGAATATAAAAAAAAAGAACAGGCGAAGAAGTCGGTTGCTCCAAAGAAAAAGTAGATATCAACTGGGCAGAATATATGGTCTGTGCGAGGAAAATGGGAATGAGCGAAGAAGAATTCTGGAACTCAGATCCTGTTTTTTTTAACGAATGTTTAGAGATATTTTCAGAGATGGAAAGACAGAAGGGAGGTGCGCTGCATGGATAATGGATTAAAGACGGTAGGTCTTAGTTTTAAGGCAGATGGAACTGTTGATTTCAGAAAATCACTGACAGATGTGAATAATGCTGTAAATGAGAACAGATCAGCATTTAAGCTTGCTAAATCAGAGTGGGACAAGAGCACATCATCAGCGGAGAAGCTGAGAGCTACACAGGAATATTTACAGAATCAGACAGAAACATACACAGCAAAAGTTGAAAGACTGACGGAAATTCTGAAAGCACAGGAGAGCGCAGAGGTCAGAGATGAAGCGGCAATATCAAAGACCAGGCAGCAGTTGGATAATGCAAAAGCCTCTTTGAATAATTATAAAAGCGGTCTTGAAGATGTCAATAAGAAGCTGGAAAGTGGAGCAGCTACACTGGAAGATTACTCGAAAAAAGTGAAAAATTTCAGTGATACAACAGGAAAGGTCGGAAGTTCTCTCAACAAGAATGTTACGGCGCCGATCGCGGCGGCATCTGCCGGTATTATGGCAGCCTGGGAACAGGTAGATGAGGGAATGGACATCATTGTGGAGAAAACAGGAGCCACGGGAGATGCTCTAGAAGAGATGCAGACTTCGGCGAGAAACATTGCAAAAAGTATTCCGACAGATTTTGTAACGGCTGGATCAGCAGTTGGAGAAGTAAACACACGATTCCACCTAACGGGACAGGAACTGGAAGATCTATCTTCTAAGTTTGTAAAGTTTGCGGAATTAAATGATACGGATGTTTCTTCGTCAATTGATAACACGCAGAAGGTAATGGAAGCATTTAATCTGACGGCAGAAGATGCTGGAGCCCTGCTCGATACAATGAATAAGGTTGGACAGGATACGGGAATCTCTATGGATACATTGGCATCCACAATGGTTTCAAATGCAGCCTCTTTGAAAGAGCTTGGAATGTCAGCGGCAGATGCAGCGGCATTCCTGGGACAGTGCGAAACATCAGGAGTAGATACCAGCGCGGTAATGGCAGGATTGAAAAAAGCTCTCGTGAA